TTTAAAAACTAAAATTTAAAATACCACACCACCTACACTCTACTCTATTCTTTGTTGATATTGTTTTTAAAAACAATATCAACAATATAACTAATATTAAATTTATTAAATATTTACCATATTTCTACTTCTTTATTTATGTTTATTTGACCTACAATATCATACGTTTTATGATCTAATAAAATATTTTCTTTAGTTTTTAAAAATATTTGATCTTTATATTCATATTTTATTACTTCTAAAACTTCTTCATTACTTTCATTATTTTGTATTTTTTTAGGTCTTCCTCGTGGTTTTTTTATACAATTATTTTCTTGTTTAATATTAAATTTAGTTATGTCTATATTTTCTTGTTTAAATTTATTTAAAACATCACTAATATTATAATTAAATCTATTAATTATATTATTATAATCTACTTCTTTTTTACCATTTGGAGTAATATATTTACCTAATTCAAATTTATTTCGATCTCTAATATTACCATATTTATTTGTAACACATTTACTACATAAGTTATTATGTTTTTCAGTACACTGAGTATAAAGACCATGATTATAAACTATACCTTTGCAATTTGATTCATTAATTATTCCATAATATGGTAAAATTATATTATTAGAGTTAATACTATTACTATTACTATTACTATTACTATTAGTATTAGTATTAGTATTACTTTCTAAAATAGTTTTTAATTCATATAATGGAATACTATAATATTCTGAAATAATAATTAATGATTTTTCAATATTATTTTCCATAATATTGAAATTTTTTAAAAATAAAAAAAAAATACAATTTTTTTAATCAATATAATTTATTAGTTTCCATATTGGTGTAGGATTATTACAAGCCCATAATGTTAAATTTCTAACATAATGTCTACAGTCATAAAAACCTAATATATAATTAAATTTTAAATTTTTCTCATATTTAATTATTTCATCTATATTATACTCACTATAATCCCAAAACAAATCATATGATTTTGTTTTTGTATTATATACTAAAGGAATATCTATCCAGCGTAAATCATACCGAATACTTCTAAATACTTTTTTAAAACTAACACCAATATGATAAATATTTGTATATGGAATTAATTGCTCTAAATGAATATATATTTTTGTTTTTTTATTTAATAAAAAATCTATATTATTTTTTATATCTAAATCTTTAATTGGATTCTTATAGTTATATGTTATAACATTTTTTTTATTATTTATATAACTAGTTTTAGTACAATGATTTAAATTATTAATTATAAAAATACTAAATAATAGTATATTATTTACTATAAGCATACTTTATTGTATAATACTATATTTATTATTATTAAAATTATATTTATATAAAACTTCTGGATTTGTAACATTATTTAAAATATCTTCATTATTATAAACATTATTATCATTATCAATATAATATAATATACCATTTATATCTTGTAACCATACTTCTTTTTTTTTTATATTTAAATTTTCTTTAATATCTTCTATTGTACCATGTGGTCTATTTTTTTCATGAGTACCGCAATATGTAATATTTTCTTTTCTTTTTCTTGTACATTGTTCCCCATTAGCGCGTTTTGCGCAACAGCGTGTAAATTGTGGTATAATATTTTTCGTTCTTTTACGTTTTTGAAAATCTGTTACATCTAAACAAATTTGTTCTTTTGAATTAATATATTGTATAATAGAATCATAAGAAATAGTTTCATTATTATCTTTATTAATATTACACCAATTAATTAAATCATTATTTAAATTTTTAAAATAATTATCTACTTTTTGTTTTATTCTTTTTTCCATATTATAGTTATTAATTTTATAATTATTTTTAATATCAATTTTATATTTTTTTTTAAATTATATTACAAAAATATTTTTTCAATAATAAATTATCATTTTCATTAATAAAAATGTTGACTAACTCTTCATGATTTTCATCATTTTCCTCATTTTCAAAATTTTTAATGTCTTCATTATTATCATAACTATTTGCAATTGATTCACTTAATTCACTTGAATCACTATTACTATCGCTTAATATTTGTAAATTTTTTTTTTCTATATTAACATCATTATTTAATTGTTTATAAAAAAATTTGCTGCTATTATGAAAACGCGTTAAATATTTTATATGAAACTTGTTAATATTATTAATATTTGAATTAAATAAATCTACTTTTTTCTCTAACAACGAACTAACATAAGTTATACTATCTAATAAATTTTCTATATTTAAACCACAATCACGGTGTATTAATTGTTTATTAAATTTATTTTTTCTATGTATTACTTCATTATCTAATATATCTAATAATTGTATTATATAATTATATATTTCTATTACTACCTTAAAATCATATTTTTCATCATTATCTAAATCTTTATAAACTGGAAATTCTTTTATTTCACTATCTTTTAAACTATATTTTTGTGATAAAATATATTTATAAATTTCCTTATATAATTTATAGTAATTTCCATAAATTCTATTATTAATAATAACAAAAATATTATTGTTATTTACTAATTGCATTTCAAAAAGTTTATTTTGAAAATATAGATAATCTAGTCCAGTTGAATTTTCATCGCTGTTAAATTCAAGTAATTCTTTATATGTATTTTCTAATATATTTAATTTATCTCTTATATCTATTAATATATTACATGAGTTTTCTCTCAAATCTTTAATTGTAGAAAAAGTTTTTTTTAAATCATTATTAATTTCACCCATCTAATGTTATAAATTAAATAAATAATAAAATTGATTTAATATATTTTTTTATAAGAATTAATAAATATTATTTGAGAGAACTAACTGAAAGTATGCTTATTTTATTGAACAGGTTATTTCCTGAAGATATCTCTCAACATATTAATAATATAATTAAAAATAAACGCATTAAAAATTTATGTATTAATAAATGTTTTGTAATGGAATTAATGATGCAAAATATTATTAATAAATATAGTTATGATAGTTATTATAATATTATTTATGATACAAGCAATATTAAGCAAATATATGATTTACATAATTTTATAATTAAAAATGATAATAACATGTTAGCTGATTATAAAGTTATTATTAAAATTTATTATGATATTTTAAAATATCATAATAATTATCAATTAAATTGGGTTAAAAACATAGTAGAAAAATATATTATTTAAAAATGATTTATATAGAATTAATTGGAGGACTTGGTAATCAATTGTTTCAAATTTTTTCTGGAATTTCATATGCATTTGAAAATAATATTAATTTTAAAATTATAAGAACTAAATTTGATAAAGTTTCTCTACTTGATAATAAAAGTTTACGGCCAACATACTGGCATAATTTTTTTATTAATATCTCAAAATTTACATGTGATAATATAAATACACTAACGTATAATGAGCCTACATTTACATATAATAAAATTCCTATTATTAATAAAGATTTTAAAATTCATGGATATTTTCAATCACCAAAATATTTTCAAAATTATTATAACTCTATAATTGAATTAATTGGACTTGATAAGCAAAAAGCAGAAATAAGAGAAAAATATAAAGAATACTTTAGTAATAAAGTTATAAGTTTACATTTTAGAATTGGAGATTATACAAAAAAACCTAATTTTCATGTAATATTAAATACCAAATATTATATAGATGCTTTAAAATTTATATTAGAAAAAGATGATACATGTGATACTATTTTATATTTCAACGAAGAACAAGACAATAATATAGTAGAAAATATGATTAATAATATAAAAAAATCATATCCTCAATTAAATTTTATACAATGTTCTTATGAGATAGAAGATTGGGAACAATTATTATTAATGAGTTTATGTAATCACAATATTATTGCTAATAGCACTTTTAGTTGGTGGGGAGCATATTTCAATATAAATCCAGGAAAGATTGTTTATTATCCAAATGTATGGTTTGGAGCAAAATGTAACAATTCAACAAGAGATTTATTTCCAGAAAATTGGGTTAAAGTTTAATAATTAAATTTAACATAATATATTAATAATCGGTCAAAATAAAGTTATTGATTTTTTTAAAAATTCAATAGATATATACAAATCCAGAAATGATATAAATAAAATAATTTTAGTTACGTGGGAAAATGAAAATATAGATTACATTAAAAATGATTCAGATATAATAACTATTTTGGTTCCACAAATAAAGTTTGATTTAAGTATAAAGTATCAAAAGCATCTTTATGATATAGGTATAAAATATATTTGTAATAATTATAAAAATGACAATATCTATGTGTTAAAAACACGCATGGATGTAATTTTAAGTAATGAACAATTAAATTTTATTTTTAATCAAAATTATGAATTAGATAATGGAGATGAATTATTTCCATATAAATTATGGATACCATGGGTTCACATTACTTGTCCATTTTATAATGAAGACTGTTGTTTTTATTCTAATTTACTAACAATGAAAAATATGTCACCTTATACTGATAAATTATTTACTTGGGCGGGGCATAGTAATATTAGATGGTTTATTAATCTTGCAAGAAAATTTGATTTATATAATGATGAAACATTGTATAATAATTATGAACAAATGAAAACTCTATTTCCATTAAATAAAATAAATAAAGATATATTAATAAAATATAGAAATTGTGTAGAAAAGATGTTTATTATAAACACTATCGATAACGGCGTAATATTTAGAAATTGGAATAATAGAAATTTTTACAAAAAACCATCTAATAACCTTATAAATATTATTAATAATCAACATCAATCAAATTTAAAAATAGTTTATAATAATGAAGATATAAATGCAATAATTAATTAATGTAATTTTTATAATAATTTTTTAAATTATTATTAATATCTGGATAAGATTCATTTCGTCCGTGACCATAATAATATAATCTTCTCACTAATTCTTTAAACATCGTAGAATACTGTTAACTCTACTTTCTAAACAAAATATTTCTTTATTGCTTTCAATATAATTTTTATTTCTATTAAAATATTCTTGTTCTTCAAATAAATTATTAACAGGGTTGTATAAATTAATTAGAATATCTTTATCATTTATAGACCAACTATGCATAAAGATATCAACATTTTTATTAATATCAAGTATATTTTTTTATAATGTCTATAGGCATATTCTTGATCTAAAGTTTTTCCATTACCAAAATTATTAATATTACCAGATAATCCATGTAAACATAATGCTATTCTCATAATATATAATATATTATTAAATATATTTAATAACTTATTTAATAAAATGATATATACATATATATAACTATGATAAATTTACAAGACATTTTTAATAAATTAGAAGATTATGTTATTATAAAATTTGATAAAAATTTACCAAAATATAATATTAATGATGATGTAGATATATTAACAAGCAATATACAAAAAAATAAGAATATTATAATTAATTGGTATGATAAAAATGTTTTTTTCCATAAAATTATAAACATTAATAATTTTCATATACAATTAGATTTATATAAAAAAGAGGACATAAACAAACTACATTTTAGATTTGATTTGTTTGAAAAACTACATTATACAAAATTTTCACTCAATGATAATATTTATCCATTAATTTTGCATAATAAAATACACAACGGTATATCTTATGTACCTTCCTTATTAGATGATTTATCATTACGATATTGTGAATATATTGAATATATTAATATTCGTCCTGATAAAATTAAACATCTTAATTATGTTAATAATTATAAAGAACAATTTTATAGAATTAATAAAGGTGAAAATGATTGTAAATTAAATTATAAAAATACAACACCTATGTATAATAGTATAATAGTATGGGGACATGGTATAGAATATATTTTAGATATTATAAATACTATTAGTAATAATATAAATTGCACTATATTAAATATAAAAAGGGGGAGTATTAATAATTATGAAAATTTTATCGAAAATATTTATAAATTAGAGATGGTTAATAGTAATCATATTTTCAGCAAAACACAATATTTAAAATCAGTAAAAAATGAATATTTTCATATTCTAATTAAAAATAATGGATCTAATATTAAGCAATATGGAGAAGGGACTTTTAAAGTTTTTGCAGATGAAAATATAGTAAATTTAAAATGGAAATTAAGAGAGAAATATAATCCAAAATTAAAAGATACTAATTTACAACCATCTAAAAATTTGCCAGCTGGAATTTCACATAACCATATTATACATATTACAGATTCTAATGAAGAATGTATTGAAGTGTGTAAATTTGTATTAAATAAAAATCCCCAAGAATTTGAAAATAAAATAGTAAATAATATAAATATTCCCTGGCATCTTGGAATACCAAAAATTATGAAAAAAATAAATATTAATATTGATAAATTATATATTAGACTATCAAATGATCCAAATAATTATAAAATTATAAATTCTCCACATTATAAATATGTATGCAATGATAGAAATGCCTATATAAATTATTATAATAAATATATTGGTATATATTTACAAGATAATCATACACCACAACAATTTGATAAATTGATTGAAAATTTTAATCCTAATACTTATAACTTAGAAGAAAGAAGATTAATTTTAATTAATAACAACTTTCAAGTGTATGATGGTGTACATAGATTATCAATCTTAAAAAAAAATAATATAGATAATATTAATGTTATAATGATGTAAAACTAATTACAATTATTTACATATTTATAATATAATTATTTGGTATTTTAGCATTTAAAAGATTTAATTTTAATTCTCTCTTTGTAGCATCTTCACAGCCTCCAACTTTTCCATCTTGATAAACTAATGGTGTTTTTAAACAATAAATATTATAATGACTTTGCATTCCCGCTAGTATTTGATCATAATGAATATTATTATTTTTTGCTATATTCATTGAATTTATACAATATTGTAATCC